CGGATACTTATATGTAACATGTAATGTTGCAGCTGGTAATCCTAGTGACTTTGTGATTGGTACCGTTGACGCTGGTGGACAAATAAGATTTATTGTTGCTGGTAGTAACCAGGCCAATGTATCTGTAAAAATGAATGCACCAAACACTGCGGCTGCTAATGCGACATCGGGTACTATGATAGTTACAGGTGGTATTGGTAGTTCATCTACTGTTTTTGCAACTGGTAATATAACTGGTGGAAACATCCTTACTGCTGGACAAGTAAGTGCTGGTGGAAACATAACTGGTGCAAATTTATCAGTTGGTACTGGTACAATTACTGTTAATAATATTGTCAATGGTGGATCAAACGCCACTGGTAATATTGGCAGCTCAAGCACATACTTTAATACAATATTTGCCAAGGCAACATCAGCACAATACGCTGACTTGGCAGAAAAATACACAGCTGATGCAGAATATGCACCAGGTACAGTGATATCATTTGGTGGCGACAAAGAAGTCACAATCTCAACCGCAGACGCAGATCGCAGAGTAGCAGGGGTTGTTTCTACAAATCCAAGTTATATCATGAATGCAGGACTAGAAGATGAATTTGTAGCAACTGTGGCATTGACTGGGCGTGTACCATGTCATGTAACAGGATCTGTACGCAAAGGTGACTTAATGGTATCAGCAGGTAATGGTCAGGCCCGAGCAGACGCAGATCCGCGTGTAGGCACTGTGATTGGTAAAGCATTGGAAGATTTTGACGGCGACTCCGGTACAATCGAAGTTGTTGTTGGTAGATTCTAATTTATCAGTTAGTTTTAAATAGGACTCTTTATGAGTCCTATTTTTTTAACTAAATATTCGCATATTATGGAATACAAATGGGCTTAACTAAACCTCGTGCTTATCAGATTTACGACATAGATTACAAGCAAGCTACTCGCGTTGCAACAACTACTAACATCACTTTAAGCGGCGGTACGCCCAATCAAGTCGACGGAGTAAATCTCAGCGTAAACGATCGTGTACTTGTGACTGGTCAAAGCTCGGGCAAAGACAACGGAATTTATTTTGTTCAAACAGTAGGATCTGGCTCAAACGGAACCTGGGTTAGAAGTATTGATACTGATCAGTCTGGTGAATTGTTGGCTGGTACCATTGTAATGGTTACTGAAGGTAATACTTATGCTGACACGCAGTGGAAACTTATAACCAACGATCCTATCGTAATTGGTACAAGTTCGCTGACTTTTATACAAAATTTTCAAGGTCCAATTATTACCAGTGGTACCAGTAATGTTGCTATCTACTCACCTAACTCTAATGTTACAATGGGGGTCAATGGCACAGGTAATGTGGTCATTGTTGCAAACACTGGACAGTATGTAAGTGGAGTGGTTAGTGCATCTGGTAATGTATCTGGTAATTATCTATTGGCCAATATTTACTACGCCACTGGATTTTCTGCCAGTAGAATTTACAGCGGAAACAGCGAAGTCAATGTTTCATCCAGTGGAAGCAACATCAATGTATCAGTAAGTGGCACTCCTAATGTAGCAGTTTTTGCACCCACTGGTGAATATGTAACTGGTATTGTTAGTGTCAGCGGTAACATTTTAACTGGTTCTCAAATTTCAGCCACTGGCAATGTCAACGCAAACTATCTATTAGGCAACATTTACTATGCTACTGGATTTTCTGCCAGTAGAATATACAACGGCAACAGTGAAGTTAATGTGGCTACCAGCGGCAGCAATGTCAATGTATCAGTGGGCGGAACCAGTAATGTTGTTGTGTTTGCACCCACAGGTGAATATGTGTCAGGTATTGTCAGTGTCAGCGGAAATATCTATGGCGGTAACATAATCAATGCTGGCATAAGCTCTGTGACAGGAAACATGAGTGCTGGCAACATACTGACTGCTGGCATACTAAGTGCAAGCGGAAACACAATAGGCGGTAATTTATTAACTGGCGGACTGGTATCAGCGACAGGTAATATCATTGCTGGCGCAATAAGATATCCCAACACAGACGGAACACCAAATCAAGTATTAACTGCCTACGGCAACGGAGTTGCGTATTGGGCCGCGGTCACTGCTGGCGCAGCCAGCCAAATTGCCAATGGAACAAGTAATATCACTATTCCAATTGCCAGTACCAATGTTGTAGTGGGTGTGGCTGGTACTCCTAATGTAGCAGTATTCACTTCTAACAGTTTGAGTGTGGCTGGTAATATCACCGGAAGCTATATATTAGGTAATGGTGCGTTACTAAGCGGACTAACACCAACCAAAATATTCAATGGAAACTCCGAAGCTAATATTGGTGTTGCCAACGGAAACTTAGCAATCACAATTAGTGCAGTTAGCAATGTAATGATTGTCAGCACAAATACACTGATTATGACTGGAGCACACGCCACTCCAAAAACTATTACTGCAAATTTATCCACGGCTGCAAATATAAATGGCACAATGTTTGGGCCAATTACTTTGGCTAATAATGTCAATATCACAGTTGACCCATCGTCTGTGCTGTACATATACGGTGGATAATACAGATAAATATCACGAAAAAGGATTAAATTAAATGTCACTAACACTAGACGGAACAATAGGAATTTCAACTACAGGTAATATTATTTCTAACGGAGGTAATATTGTTACTACCGGAGGTATGATTTCTGCTAGTGGTAACATATATGCAGGTAATATTATTGCAAGTTTTAGTCCTACCAATTTGACAGTCAGTGCTAACATAACTGCTGGCAACATTACCACAGGAACAATAAACATAACAAATACAAGTACTGCAGCTAGTTACAGCACAGTTGGTAATGTCACTGCAGGCAATGTCATAGCTACAACACTGATTGTTTCTGGAAATGAAACAGATACCGGTAATATCACTGGCGGCAATATTATAACAGCAGGAACGCTAACAGTCAACAGTAGCAATGGCACAACTGCCATTGTCAATGGTGGATCAAACGGAACTGGTAACATTGGTAGCTCAACTACATACTTTAACACAGTATTTGCCAAAGCAACATCTGCACAGTATGCAGATTTGGCTGAAATGTACATGGCAGATACCAAACTAGATGAAGGTATAGTAGTAGAATTTGGTGGTAACAAAGAAGTTTGTGCCACACGATCAGACCATAGTACAAAAGTAGCAGGTGTGGTTTCTACCAATCCAAGTTATATAATGAATGCCGGATGTCAAGGTATCACTGCGGTTCCGGTAGCACTAACTGGTCGTGTGCCATGCTATGTGATTGGAACGATTGCCAAAGGTGACAGATTAGTTGCCAGTAAACACATTGGTGTTGCCACTGTGTTAGACATGGACAAGTACCAGCCTGGATGTATAATTGGCAAAGCACTTGAAGACTATGACAGTCAAGAAATAGGAAAAATTGAAATAGCCGTAGGTATTAGATAATGGAAGCAAGATATCGCCAGGACTATGCTGGAGAATTTGTAATACTTGAAACTCAATGGCTCAATGGAAAACGCACTGAAAAAAGAGAGTGGATCGCAAATCCTATTACTAACACGCACATTTCTGGCAGAGCAGCTTGTATAGGCAGCAATTTTGATCAAGACCATTTTGATTACACAATATTGCAACGACATCGTGGTGGACTGTTAGGATCAAAAAAATTACAAACCTACGGCATTGGGTCTATTGCTAAAGAAATGCGATTAGACTTTGCGGTTGAAAGCGACAGCAACCGATTACAAGAATTAATTGATCTGAAATATCAAGAAAATAATATTTTATATACCACTGCTAGAAACTGTATTGCTAACCCAGGCGAGTTTTATCTAATACCTCAAAAACCTCACTTGGTTGACATTGCACAGATATTGTATCTGGCTGCGTTTGACGGACACCAAGAAATATTCATGCTAGGATACAACAAAGAAACACCAGTAGAAAGTTTGAACTGGGTAAGTCAAGTCACAGAAGTTATAAATGCATACTCTGGGATAAAGTTTCATCTTGTGGGCGAAAAAACAAACATGCCTGATGTCTGGCTTGATCAACCAAATGTTATTTGTTTGAGCCAAAGAGATTTCATTGGCTACTGCGATGTCTAAACAAGTTGCTCCATAGTCGACATCTTATCACGCACTTCTTCAAAATTAATGGTTGACCATAATCCAGGATGCAGGGGCTTGGGCCAATAACCAGATTTGATCCATGCCCAACCCAGGTGTTCTTCATTGAGTATTGGAGTAAACTCTCGACTCACACTGCAAAAAAATGTATGATAGGCAAATCTATTGTCAGCAGTTGTGAATTTTTCCAATGGTACAAGTTTGATATAGTCAGGCATGCTGCCAAGTTCTTCTACGCACTCTCTTTGCATGGCACTGATCAAACTTTCACCAGACTCGACCTTGCCGCCTGGCAATCCCCAGGACCCTGGATGCTTGGCATCGTTACGCAACAAATAAAGATAGCATTGGGTATCAATAGAATAAAACCAAATGCCCACTGCATTTATAGTACAAGACTCCATTCGCCCCCCGGATAAAGTCCTTGATATGATTTAACCCATGTAGAACCAGTCCATTTGTATTGAATTTCAGTGGTGATATTTGTTACATACTGTATGTTGTTAGGACTACTTGTGTTGTCAAAAGAAACATTCCACGCAATGCCATCAAACTCAATGATATCGTTGGCATAGGCCACAAGTGGTTGAGCATTAATACCAAGCCAAGCAGCAGCACTTGACCCAGTCCAACTGCCAGTGTCTTCAGTTAACAAATATCTCTGTCCAGTGGCTGCGTCAGGAAGTCCAACACCGGGCCCACTCAACAATGGGTTAATAACTGCATTAACCGGCGACAAAGTATTGGCAGGTTTTGTATGCGAGTTTACTTGAAACAACAAAAATCTATCATCAGTTGGGTCATAGGTCACATAACCCATGACATCTGTACCGTCAGGTTGTTCTAGAGTAACATAACTGATGCCTGGACGCAGTTTTCCGTATTGATTTACAATGTCGTTCCACAGTAAATTACTGTCTGGACTGGTCGCAGGATTCAAACTGGAATTTGGTTCGTTGACAACCTGTTCTTCTCTCAAGGCCTGTAGTTTAAGTCCGTGTTCTTCGTCACCTAGCAACAATACCTGATATCCCCAGGGAGTAATTTTTTGTCTTGTGCCCAACAACAAGTCTTCGTCAAGCAAAGCATTGTCAATGTCGCCATTGGCATCAAACACACTCATGATAATACGGTCAATGACTCCGAGTTTTTTAACTTTGACTGGACTACTGATCCACATAGGAAGTTTGAATCTCAGTGTGGCAATGTCAATTGGATTTTCAGTGCCAACTGGTACTGTTCTGCTAGACCATGTTATATCATCCAAGTACAAAACACTAAGACTGGTCCAATCAATGTAGTTGTCTGTGCTTTGTATTTCTAAACTGGGGTTAAACAACACCAAAATTTGTTCCAACAACTGCATTTTTTGATTGGTATTGCTGGTCCATATGTCTAGATTTATGGTAGCCTCAAACGGCACAGGCATCAAACGATCAATGGTAAATGCATTGCCCTGTGTGGTATCAAAAGTATCAGTGTTGTTGTCATAGGTTCTTTGACGAACTTGCATGGTGCTGACAAAAGTTGGATCTTGAATTCTTGGACGATCGTATTTGAAATCAGTTATGTAAAAAGTCATCAGCGGAGTGCTGGGCATGTCGTTGGCTGAGTTTTGCTGAATGATTGTTTGAGCTTGGCGACTAGCATCACCGTAACGCACAGGCACACGAATCAGCGTGTCATTTTTGCCCATTTCGTTGCGACCGTATTCGACTTGAAAGTTTGAAAATATTCTTGCAAACTGTAGTAAGAATCGTCGTATCTGCTCGTCATAAAAAAATTGTACTGCCATTTATTACCTTCCGGGTGGTCTTGGATTTGGCGGCAAATTGCCACCTTGGTCGCCGTTGTCTGCCAGCGGTTTGAGTGCTTCACTAAGACTTTGTCGACTAGGAATATTGCCCATATCTGCTGTATTCACAGTGTATGTATTGTTAATAAAGCCAGCTCGTAAACTTCCGTCCACTGGTGCCAATGGATCATTGGGGCCAAGTGTGAGATTGGTTCTAGTACCATCTTGTATGGCAATCCATGCCTTGCCGTTGTAGCGGAATAAACGATTTGGAAAATAATCCAATCTCAGTGCATAATCACCTGTTGATGGATTGGGCGGAAAACTCACGCCTGGTGTGACTGGCAATCCATTGGGTGCAACATTTTGTCCTGTTAGATATCCGCCTGTGTAGCCTTCTCCTGTGGGAGTCACTCCGTCTCCAGGTTGTGTACCGTCGGCAGTAGGAGTAGGATACATGTCAGCATTTAGGCCATAGCTGGCAGGCTGACCATCTGGATAAGTTGGTAGAATAAAGAATTTTGTGGTGTCGTAGCCACCGAGTGGTACATCGCTTTCTGCTTGAGTCAACAGTGCATCATTGAGTGCCAAGTCAGTGTTTCTTGTGCTCATCTTGTCACCGACTGTGGCAGGATTTGGTATAGGAGTCCAATAATCAGTGTTGGTTATATCAGTACCAGGCGGAACATTTTGTTTGGAAATATAATAACTAACACCAGAGT